AGAAAATGCAACATTGACATTTGCAGTAGTAGAAGATGTAATTGCGTTGACAAATCGTTCTTGGCTGCGAATTACAATCTTATCACCAATCTGTAAATCATTTGTAAAGTCTGTGCCAGTACCAATAATTTGAACCGTATTATTCAGAACATTTGCGGTGCCAGTAATTCGGTCTGGTTGAATTTCAATTGTTAAGATTGCACCTGATCCACTAACTGTTTTAACAGCAGCAGCTGCACCTGTGCCTGATAAATTTGGTCCAAAAAGTACCTCATCGCCTATTTTATATCCACTTCCACCACTATAAACATCTATTCTACCAACTGAGCGAAAATCTTTAATGTCAAAGAATGTATTACCAGCAACATACTTTGCACCTTCAGAATCTAATAAAGTTGTATTTGTAGATACACTTGAAAAAAGAACAATGGCATTTGTCATTGGTCCTAAATCAGTTACTAAAAGATTAGTCAATGCATCAACAATTCGTGTGTTTGCATTCTCAGTAGGTGCTGCAGGAAAACCATAATCAATCGCATTAATCGTAACATTCTCATATGGTTGAATGATATCAACGCCCAAAACATTGTAAGTGTTTGCTGTATAGTGATTTGTGTTTACGGCATCAACAGCACCTGTGATTATGCCAGGTAGCAAACTTGGATCAGAAAAAATAATAGACGCAGCCTTAAATCCAGCACCGCCATAATTTATAACAAATCGGTCAGTAAAACCATCTGTAATTGATTCAACTTCAGCCGTTGCAGGTATTGTTGCGCCACCACCAACAACGGTTACTGGATCACCAACATTGTAATTTGCGCCACCATCGATAACATTTATTTTTGTTAGAATAGAGAAGGTGTCTGCCTCTAAATTAATTAGAACATCATTTGAATCTACAATGTTGGTTGTGATTATTTCGCCATTTGTAAAATTACTGATGAGTGTTTTACTATCAATGAACAATTCAAATGGCAGACCAAAGTTTAAGCGGTCTGTAATAATTCGTTTAACCGCCCGTTCAACTATTGCTGTTGCACCAGATGTTGAACCTGTAACTTTGCGATTGTCTAAAAGAGTAATATCAAAGTTATTATAAAATATTTTAACTGAAGAATTGGCTGCTGGTGGTGTGACAAATACCACTTTTCGTGTTTCTTTGCGAATGAAATAGTCTGTGTCCTCTGTTTTAAGAACACCGTTAACATAAACATCAATTTCACCTGAGCCAGAAGTTTGTGCAAGAATGAATGTGCTATTTGAACCATCACCGGTATAGACACTTCGAATGTCAGTTTCAATTCGAAGAATATTGTCTACTGTCCATTTGCCATCAGATGCACGAAGAATGTTGTTTCTTGGTTGAAGAATTGCAACTTCATCATTGAACAACATTCTGAATAAAAGTTTGAACGATGCCTCATTACCTTTTGAAAGATAAAGTGGCAGAACATTTTTGATTAAGAATTCTTTATCAACTGAAACATCTCTTGGTAAAAGAGATGCAAACGAATTGAAGAAACTGTCTTCAAATTGGTCTAACGAATAATCAACATCAGATAAGTATCGTAAATTTTTTGCCTGTTGTGTTAAATCGTTGAGTTCATCTGATTGTTTTGTTTCTAAGAATTCGTAGTATGCCTCTAAAAAAGTAATGAATAGAGAATATTCTTCCCGAACAAACTCAGGAACTTGACTATTAACTAAAATAGAAGTATTGGCAAAAGACATTACGAAACTTTAGTGAGATTTACAACAATAGAAATTGGATCAGTTTCGTCAATTGTAATGATTGTATTTCTTGCAGATTCAATGATACCCTCATCTGCTTCAATTGTCAGACGAATTAAACCATCGGCCGAAGAAACAGAAAGAATATTGATATCGTTTAGATTGATTTCACCAGTATTGTAATTAATTGTGCCAGCAGAACTGTTTACAATTTGTCGTTGAGCATTCGTGTCATAGTAAATTGTTCTGAGTGAGCCAACAGCAGCATCAATTGTGGCAGTCGCAGCACCACCATAACCACCGCCACCTGTAATCGTAACAATAGCACGGGTGTAATCAATGCCACGATTAACAACACGAATACTTTGAATTGTGCCATTTACAATTACTGCTTCTGCGGTTGCGCCAGTTCCGTCACCAGTGATTGTAACTGTTGGTGCACTTGTATAACCTGTGCCTGGATTTGTAATTTGAATTGAAGAAATACCAGTAAACGATTGTGGCACTTCTTCATAAAATACGGTTCTTCTTACGCCATCACTATCAATCACATCAAATTCAGTAGAAGAAAGTCTGTCGGTTACTGTACCTCGATGTAAAGGCACATTAAATTTAACATTGTAAGATTGTGGTGTGTTTATCTCTGGTTCAAATCTCTTTTGAACTTTAATTTTAATTTCGTTACCAATAATTGCATTCAAATCAACACTATCAATTGCAGTTTCTAATTTCGAATCAATAATTTTTGAAGCAAATTTATTGAGGTAAGTATCCGAGTAATTTACAATTGCATTTCGAATTCTTTCTTTAAGAATTGCTTCTGTGTTTGTTGTTTTTCTTGCATCGTATTGTCCCTCAACATCAACAAGAATATACAAGAACTCTGGATCTAAAATTTCAGACTGAACAGCAATGATAGCTTTTGGTTTGATAATTTCGTCAATGATTCTTTGTTTCTCTGCCTCGGAGATATAATAGTTCTCTCTTGGTTTCATCGAAATAAAAACTTTACCATAAACTGGTGGTTCGTTTTCTTCACCACCCCAAACAGATATCGAATCGATGTTTGGATAATTGTTCAAAATGTATGTTTCATAATCTTTGAAAGTTACCAAACGATTCTGTGTAGAAAATCTTGCGGCCGCAGAGAATTTAATATTGTCAACAGATTCACGGTCTGCACCACCAGATGCACCAGAAACTGGCGTAATTGTAAAGTTAGAGAGTCCATTGGTTAAAGAATCAACAACAGTTGCTGTTGCGACAAAGTTATTTGCTTTATTTGCAGCAGTTCCGTTTGTTACAAGATAGGTTACAGAGACAATCGCACCATCTGGTAGTGCTTTACCAACAACATCATTTCCAAAATAAATTTGAAAGTTACCACCTCTTTCTTCTTGTAGAAAGAAAACTTCAGATGTGGATGTAATATCTAAAACATCAGTTGCTCTAATATATGTTGAAGTCGCAGTATTTGAGCTAGATGGATTTACCAAAACTTTAATTGTCGTAGTGTCAATGTTTGTATCTGGTAATGTAAATACTTGTTTTGGATTTGAACCTTCATCAAAAGTAAATGAATAGGTAATTAACTGACCTTCATAAATTTGAAGATTTTCAAAAAAGAATTGTGTATTTGATTTTGTAACTGTCGTGTCATTGAGAACAACAAAGTTATGTGCTTTGCTGTCAATCTGATTCGACAAGAAAGCATAACCTTCTGGCAATGTAGCAGTTGCGGCAGTTGTTGTGTTTGAATCAATTGTGAAGTTGATGATTGCAACAGGTGCTCGTGTAGAATAAGGAGTATAACCTAAAGTTTTAGCATGTGAAACAACAGAGTCACGAAGTAGTGCGGTATCTAAAAATGACTCATTTGCAACCATGTTCAGATAATAGGCATTGTAGTGCGTATTGTATGCCAAAATGTCTAACAGAATCGAAAGGCCTGCGCCATCGAAATCATAGTCTGTAAACTCAGGTTGTTGCTTTAGAAAGTTTTTTAGATTTTGTTTTATCGTATCAAAATCTAATTCTGTTACTCTTAAACGGTCTGCCATTTTATCTAATCCGCTCTAGAAAAAAATTGATTGTGACTGGATCTGAGCTGTTGATAATGAAGAATTCCAATCGTATTTTATAAAGATTTTCGTCTGGTGAAGGTACTGCATCGACCCTAGACACTTGCGCTCTGGGTTCAAAGTTGCCAATAACTTCAGTAATTTCTCTTTCAATTTGGGCTGCTGTAATTGAATCCACTTGTTCAAACAACAAACGCCGAATATTACTACCAATTTCTGGTTGAAACGGTCTGTCGTAATGATTCGTCAGAACTAAATTTTTAATTGAATTGATAATTGCAAATTCGTTCTTGTAAACATTAATGTCTTTTTTGACTGGATGAATCGTGAAATTCAAATCCAAGTCTCTAAAAGTGCGGTCTGATTCTATCGTTACGGTTGCCATCGTCTATTTATTCGTTATCCTGCAAATACATTGGGAGATCCTTCTGCAACAGAAGTGCAACCAGTTATTGCATCTCCTATTCTTCCAGCACCTTTTCCATTAACAAAAACAGTAGATGAGCCTATTGTGATTGGTGCCGCATGTGCTGGACAAGGAACGCCAGGTAATAAATGAACATTATTATTGTCTCCCTGTCTACTCCAAGGAATGCCATTCACAAATACATTGGGCGAACCCTCTGCTCTGACTGGCATGGAACAATGAACAACATCGGCATCACCTATTCTTGTTGCGGCCGGCACGCTCTTTCTCCATTAAAGTTTGTAGTTTTTGATTCCAACTATCCATTTCTTCATGTTCTTCATGTGTATGTGGCATGTCTAATTGTTTTGGTTTGAATTTGATTAAATTATCAAAAACTTCTGGTATGTCTTCATATTTTGTAAAAGTATGAAGTTTGTTACCAATTAAAACAACAAATTCACCATCCATTAGTTCAAATCAATTTTAGGGGCAGTAAATTTCATATTACCACCAGAATTTATCGTGCAAGTGCCTCCAATATCAGCACTAAAGTTACCTCCAACTTGCATCGTTGCATTGCCGTCAATATAAACCGTCACATCACCTTGCACATATACTTGTTCATTGCCTACAACTACTGTAAATTTATTCCTTTGTATTCTCTCTGAACGGTCGCCTTGGGGACCATATTCAGTATAAGAACCAGAACGATGATAGAGATGAATCCTCTCATTGTCTTTTGTGTCATCAAATTCTA